TGAAATACCCAACCAAACAAGATATTAATGGCAGGACGCTATACAGAGAACCAACACCGCCGACACTACAAGAATTGAAGGACGCTATAGAAACAGCTGACTACAAGTACTTTGGTTACTACGAATTTGACACAACTCAGTTCGCAGCGGTAGAAACTCTAGTTCAATTTGCATTACATCACATCTATAATGAAGAAAATCAAACAAGAAATCCCTGAGATCCTTGAATCATATATCAATCAGAAGGAAGAGTACCAAGAAAAGTATAAAGCTAAACGATCAACACAGACACAAGCACGTCAACGGAGAGCCGCTATTCGTCAACTGAAAGAAGACAGAGATTGGAACTGATATATGGATAATGAATTCCACCGTAATGCAGACGGTGAACTGATACTTGATGAAGATGGTAACCCTATCCCGAGTGGTATATGTCTGTGTAGTGCTTACTCATCATCGGAGTGTATCTGTGGTGCATGGGATGATGTTAAGGAGTGGATTTATGACTAAATTTCTTGAGATAGTTAAGCTAGGTGAATTGGAGCCTATCATGATCAACACTGATCACATCGTACGTATCGAACCATACAAGAAGGGTTGCAGGTTGGTCATGTCAGGTAACTTCCCTGATATTTTCACCTCACAAGATTATGTCCACCTATTTGAGGCACTACAATGAGCCAATGGATTCACACAGGGTGTCCCAAGTGTGGATCCTCTGATGCACTCTCCTATAAAGAGGGTGATGCATGGGCATTCTGCTTTAGCTGCAGCAGGAACAGTCCCGTAGATCCTAACGAGACCTCTGGTCGAGGTCTTAACGCAGTATCTGTACACAAAGAGAATTATGATATGCACAGTCTAGACGAAATCGAATCATATGATACACGCGGATTCCAAGAACGAGACATCAAAAGGGTCATCTCAGCCCACTATGGGGTCAAGGTATCCTACTCCGAGGATGGCACCATCAACAGTCACTTCTATCCATACACCAAAGATGGAGCAGTTGTTGCATACAAAGAACGTAAGCTTCCTAAGACGTTCTCCATCCACGGAGACTTTAAAGAAGTGGAACTGTTCGGACAGTCCGTGGCTGGAGGCGGTAAACGAGTTGTCATCACAGAAGGAGAACTCGACTGCATGGCTGTGGCCCAGGCACAGTACGACAAGTATAGTCGCTTCTACCCCGTTGTGGCACTACCATCAGCAAGTAATACGAAGATGCTTCTTGACCATCGTGAATGGTTGAGGTCGTTTGATGAAGTAATCTTGATGCTGGATTCGGATGAACACGGGCAGAAGGCAACCAAAGAAGCTTGTAAGATTATCGGGTATGATAAAGTAAAGTTGGCTAAGTTACCTGAGAAAGATCCATGTGATGTGCTGATCAAGCATGGTTCAGAAGCACTGATGAAGTGTGTATGGGACGCCAAAGCATCGTCACCAGCTGATGTAGTGAAGGGTGAAGATATCTGGACACAGTACCAGAAGGTCAAAGCAACAGAGTCACTCCCATATCCTCCATGCTTGGACGGACTGAATGACAAGCTGAAGGGTATGCGTCTGGGTGAGATCGTTCTGTTCACATCCGGTACGGGATCCGGTAAGAGTACTGTCATCAAGGAGACTGTACTTCAGATCTTGGCTGAGACAGAAGACATGGTTGGGATGGTGTCATTGGAGGAATCTGTTGGTGACACAGCTCAGAAATTCATCGGTATGCAACTGCAGAAGAACCTGTCCGATGTGGAGGTACCAGAGGAGGAACAGTATGAGGCATTCAAACAGGTATTCGGAGACGAGCGATTGGTATTGCTGGACCACCAAGGATCTGTCAGTGATGAATCGTTAGTGGACAAGATGGAACACTTGGCTCTCATGGGTTGCAAATACATGATCCTCGATCACATCACCATCGCTGTCTCAGAAGGAGATACCAAAAGGAAGTCCGGTAACGAAGCCGTGGATTCATTTATGAGTGACCTACTGAAGATTGTCAAGAAACATAATGTGTGGTTAGGTGTTGTGTCTCACCTCCGCAAGACAGGGTTGGGACAGAAACCATTTGAGGAGGGTACGATACCTTCTATGGACAGTATCAAAGGATCAGGATCCATCAAACAGATCTCCTTTGATATCATTGCTTTCGCCCGTAACATGTCAGCAGAGACAGTACAAGAAAGGAATACTATCCAGCTGGCAGTACTGAAGAGTCGATTCAACGGCAACACAGGTATGGCCGGACGAGTATGTTATAATCCAGAGACAGGTCGTCTCTACAAACCTGAGATTGTGGATTTCGAATAAGGAACTTATGAACCCGTTAGACTATCTCACAGCACGAGTTGAGAAAGTTATTGTCAATAGTGACAAACTGTTCAATGAAGGTGCCCGCCTTCTAGCTCATTATCCTACATGGCCCTATGAGCTGGATCGATTTATCAACGATGCATGGGACACACTACTCAAGTATTGTGTTCGTAACAAGAACGCTCGTCATACGGCAACAGTCAAGCTGACTTTCGCCAGTGATCTGATGGGTAAGAAGATCGCCCGTGAAATCGGGGCAGATGATTCTGACATCAAAACAACACTAGCTCTCGGAGATATTCTCTTAGAGTCATTCTTACAGGACGGCTTGATTGATATCTTTCGGGAGTATGATGGTTATAAAGCACCATACATGGTACGGATCGTTAACCAACCGACGTACCTGAAGGCTACTCTTAGTGGTACTGTGTTTGAACCACCCTTACCTATCGCAGGTCTGTACAGTGATGTAACCAAAGAACCATTCATCAAGGGATGGACTAACCCCAAACTGTTCCATCAATATTTAGATCAGCCTTTCGTGAAGGCAATGGAGAGTCTACGTCAACAACCGTGGGCGTTGAATGATCCTGTATTAGCAGCTATCAAGAATGATCCTCCTAAAGAGACACTCGATTTGGTAGACGTGAATGGAGAGATCCACGTATGGAACATCCACCATGAGAACTTGCACCTACCCAAGAAGCTAACGCATATGGATGGTGCAGCATTCCTTGGTAAGAAGGATCCTAAGCTGCAGCGTTTAGTAAGTAAGTACTTCGAGTACATCCAGATCGTGAAGAAGGCTGAGTTGGTTCAATCTAAAGGTTATCCATTCTATCAGGAGGTATCATGTGACTACAGAGGAAGAATCTATTACGCCGAATCCTTCTTGGAATTCCAAGGATCAGATCTGGCAAGATCACTGTTCCTATTTCATAACAAACGACCAGTGGACGAGGCAGGGCTCAGATGGGTTTATATCCATACAGCCTCTTGCTACAACGCGACTTATTCTGTCACGGATATTCCATCGTACCTGACAACAGACTACGCTGAGTACCTGCGACAAGAAGGTCTGGATACAATCTCCGTGGATAAGATGACGCTGGATGACCGTGTATTGTGGGTGAAACACAACCTACAATTCATCCGTAATACAGCAGCTATGAAGACGATCCATCATGATGCTGAAAAGCCATACTCGTTCTTAGCATGTTGTATTGATATTGATGCCTACTGGGTGTATGAGAGAATGAATCTCCCATACTTCAGTGGACTACCAATCCCGATCGATGGTTCGAACAACGGTACACAACACCTAGCTGCCATGAGCAAAGATGCTTATGCAGGAGAGTTGGTATCGTTGATCCCATCCAAGATCCAGAAGGACTTCTACGTAACGGTAGCTAAAGAGCTGATACGATTGATGCCTGACTGGTTCACCGAACACCCTATGCCCATGAAACATATCCGTAAAGGTATCGTCAAACGAGGGTGTATGACACGAGCATACTCAGCAGGTAAGAACCGGATAGCGAAGAACATGTATGATGACTGCCACATAGAGGGATTCACTTATAAATACAACATAACGGTGGATGACTGTAACAAGTTAGCCGGAGGTCTGGTGGAGGCAATCAACAATGTCTGCACAGGTCCTCTGATGACAAACAAATTTATGCAGAGGATAGTTGAGCATGAGCTTAACAACAATCGCAATCATCTGGAGTGGCATACTCCGTCTGGATTTCCTGTCGTTTATAAATCCTACTTACAGCATGAGCGAAAGCAAAGAGGAACGATCAAAGGAATCACAGGAAACAAAGATGGGAGAATAATGCATGTACTCAAAGTGGATGTCATCAGTAAAGACACTGGCGAAAAGGTTCCTTGCCGTAGGAGTTTTGCTTCTGGTATCAGCCCTAATGTTGTACACAGTTATGACGCAGCACACATGGCTAATACTATTGTCTCCTTTAATGGTAGTTTCGCTGCTGTGCATGATTCATTCTCTGTACACGCCTCTGAAGTAGACTTCCTACAAGAGGTTACTAAGATGACCTTCCAAGCACAGTATGATATGGAAGACTTCTTTAGTGTACTTATGGATACACTTATGCTGCATAAGGATACCCTCACGTACAGTCCACCAGCAACAGGCACTCTAGACCTAACCCAATTAACTAACTCAGAATACTTCTTCTGCTAATAAGGAAACAAATGAATTCGTACCAAGAAATTATTGCAAAATCACGCTACTCTCGTTATATCCCTGAAGAGAACCGTCGCGAGAACTGGCCTGAAACATCTGCACGATGGATCGATTTCTTCGCCAAACACCTGTCGGATAAGCTGTCTATGACAGATCCTATCTGGACTACATTAAAGTCATATATCACCAATTTAGAATCACTTCCATCTATGCGGTCAGTGATGACTGCAGGGAAAGCATTGGAGAGAACTAATGTCGCTGCTTATAATTGCTCTTATCTCCCTGTTGATCACATGCGTTCTTTTGATGAGTCGATGTATATCCTACTCTGTGGGACTGGAGTGGGCTTTAGTTGTGAACAACGCTATGTTTCTCAGCTACCTAGTATACCTGCTCAGTACCCAGTCTCCACTATTATCACCGTAGAAGATTCCAAGGAGGGATGGTGTGAGGCATACAAACAACTGATTGCTAATCTGTATGAGGGTAACGTACCAACATGGGACGTCTCTCTGGTACGTCCAGCCGGAGCACCATTGAAAACATTTGGCGGTCGTGCATCTGGTCCCGGACCCTTGGTATCCCTGTTTGAATACACGGTAGCTAAGTTTAAACATGCAGAGGGTCGTCAACTGAAACCTATTGAGGCGCATGACATCATGTGTAAGATCGGTGAAGTAGTTGTTGTCGGTGGTGTTCGTCGATCAGCTATGATCAGTCTAGGTGACCTCGGTGACTATGACCATGCCACGGCTAAGAGTGGTGCATGGTGGGAGAGCCATGGCGAACGTGCTCTGTCAAATAACTCTGCTGTGTATGATAGTAAACCCTCTATCGGTGCATTCATGAAGGAGTGGTTAGATATCTACAACTCCCACAGTGGGGAACGAGGTATCTTCAATCGTGAAGCATCCCAGAAGCAAGCAGCTAAGTGGGGTCGTCGGGATTATGACGTTGATTATGGTACTAACCCATGCTCAGAGATTATTCTGAAGCCATACCAGTTCTGTAACCTGTCAACTGTAGTTGTACAAGCGGAAGATACATTAGAAGACCTTAAACGGAAAATACGTATGGCCTCTATCATGGGGACCATGCAGAGTACCCTCACCTACTTCCCATACCTACGGGATATCTGGCGTGAGAACACAGAAGCTGAACGGCTGTTGGGTGTATCTATGACAGGTATCCTGGATAATCCACTGCTGTTTGGTGCATACAATGAAGTAGTGTTGGAGGAACTACGTGAGGAGGCTCGTAAGACAAATGAATACTGGGCAAAGGTTCTGGGTATCAATCCATCCACTGCTGTTACTTGTGTAAAGCCTGAGGGAACAGTATCTCAGCTGACACAGACATCCAGTGGTATCCACACAGGACACTCTGAGTTTTATATCCGGCGTATTCGTCAGGATATCAAAGATCCTCTGACACAATTCTTGATCAGCCAAGGTATTGCTCATGAACCCTGTGTGATGAAACCTGATTCAACAGTTGTGTTCTCATTCCCACAACAATCAAAAGGGTTGGTACGTAATGACATCTCTGCCATACGTCACCTTGAGATCTGGTTGAAGTTTCAACGCCACTACTGTGAGCATAAACCATCCATCACAGTGTCTGTAAAAGAGGATGAGTGGTTGAAGGTGGGTGCATGGGTGTATGAACATTTTGATGAATGCACTGGTATCTCCTTCCTGCCTGATGACGGTGGTACATACAAGCAAGCTCCATATGAGGAGATCACCGAAGAGCAGTTCAATGCTATGCATATGCCTGTGATTGATTGGTCTGATTTCGTGGAGTATTCTGATAACGTGGAGGGAGCACAGACACTTAGTTGTGCTGCTGGTGGTTGCTCTATCTAAAGGATTGATATGCAAATACTCAAATTCTCAGCATCATGGTGTGGTCCATGCAAGTCCCTCTCAGCTGCCCTGACTAAGTATCCTTCATTGGAAATAGTTGAGGTGGATATCGATGAGAACCCAACAGCTAAACCTACTTGGGGTCTCCGATCGGTACCTACTTTGATCGCAGTAGATGACGATAACAAAGAGGTTGATCGTATGATTGGATTCTCCTCATCACAGCAGCTAGCAGACTTCATCAAACGAGTCGGTACCTAATAGATAAACATAAAGGAACATATGAAAACAACAGTAACAATGCAGGATATTCTTGATAAGGTGGTATTGTCTACCTATACCTTGATGCCTGATCTCCGAACAACGATCTGCCAACTGACTCTTGCTAATGGATATACCGTGAATGGTACTTCGGCATGTGTAGCCGTGGAGAATTACAATCAACACCTGGGTGAGATGTATGCCTACCAAGATGCCCTTGACAAAGTGTGGCCGTTGGAGGGATACCTCTTGGCAGAGACTCTATATAAGGAGAAATCTAAATGAGTAAAGGATCCTCACGTAGACCTACTGATGAGAAGTCATTTCAGGATAACTATGATAAAATCTTTGGGAAGAAACAATGAGTAAGGCACTTAAGAATCTGTATGCAGACAACTTCATGGTATATTTCAAAGCTATCACTAAGATTACATGGAAAATTAAATCACAAAGGAGTCCAGCATGAGTGAATATCGTAATTGTAATATGTTTGCATTAGGTGGTGACACTGAGACATCCGATGCTGATGTGTGTGAAACACTAGGTTTGGATCCTGCACTAGCTGGTACACCAGCAATCAATAACGCAGCTATCAAAGCTATGCATCGTAAGAACTACGATGGATATGTAGCTAAAGGTATCCCACCTGATGAAGCTCTTAGCAAGGCCGATGAGCTTGCAGCTGTAACCCGTGATACGGTTAATAAACTGTTTCAAGCTGCTAGTAAGGCATAAGCAATTTAAAACCCCTACCGGATTATTCCAGTAGGGGTTTCTTATTTTAGAATGGTGTATATTCTAACTCAATCAAATCATTTAATTTATCCCAAACTCGTGCGTATGAACCTCGACCTGTATCCGTCTCTGACACTTTACTTTCGATAGCATCAAAGAATGGATCCAACGCTTTAGCTCGTTGCTCTGTACCTGCTTCTGTAGACTGTAGTACATTAATAAGGTCTTCAAACGAGAAGTCTCTGCCACGTACACCAGCAAGAACACCATCCATGATATCAATATCCATTGGGGACATCTTTATTTCTTTAGGTGCTACTTTAGTTTCACCAGAGTGCTTCTCTGTTGAGTGTACATTATTATCCCGAGCAACAATACGTTTACGCCAATCTTTAGCCTTACCAGATGGTTCCGGAGCTTTAACAGCTTTCTTACCACCACCGGGGGTCATCTGGGAAATACCATGCTTACGCACATATACATCTTTGTACAACTTATCTGCAGCATAACGTACCCTTCCGGCGAAACCAGAGATAAAGTCTTGGTAAGAAGTAACTTTGTTGCCATCTAAAGGTGGTCCATCAACTTCAAGAATCATCTCAGACAATTCCAGAAGCCTAATGAAATCGTTATACTTCACCGCTAGCTGTGCTCGTTGACCCTCAGAAATACTTCCTTCTGGTTTCCACCCATATTTACGAGCCTCATCAAGAATCTTCCTGCGCTCACCAGCCCATTTATCCCATGCATTCTCAGCCTCTTTTGTGGCTGCTTCTTTGGTTACATGTGTTCCTCGTGCCATAGATGAGATGATCTTACGCTCAACGAAGCGTTCGTTGTAGGATCCTTCATCCTGTATCTTATCGAAGATCTCATCAAACACAGCTGACAACGCAGGGAAATGACCATCAGCACCGATACCAATCATAGATAGTTGTGATGCCTTATTGAGAGCATCCCGCTTAGCCTTCTTGATAGCTGTATCTAGGTGTTCCCCAAACTTAGCAATCTCGGGGATGGCCTGTGGTATTGCAATATTGTTATATGCATTACGATAGATGATCGACCCGGAACCAGAGGAGTTGATACCGTCATGAACGAACGATGCAGGTACAGGAGCACCCTTATTCATACGTCCTTTATTGGCAGCTAACACTGTAAGACCCAAAACACTACCGTCAATAGCCTGAATGGGCATAACAACAAAATATCTTGCCAAAGCCCCACCATGGTAATTCCTGAACTTAACCCATTTCTGAGTTCTACGATCATAGAATTCCTGATCAGGTTTCTTCTTAGTAGGGTCTGCCTTGGTTGTTCCAATAGGTAGATCAACATCGTTGCCAGACGTATCAGTGAATTGCATACCCTTGACACCACGACTAACCATATCAAAGGAGTTACCGTCTTTATCAACACCAGTACTCATATGTGTTTTTAGTGGATCGGTGTCAGGTAGGATACCCACGGGGGAGAATTCCATCATATCACCGTCAGGGCCAACAACATAGAGTGGCGTATTGAGAACAGCAGCGTACATACCAATGTTCTTCATCATATGTGAGAACTTCTGGTCAACGACTTTCCTAAGTGTAGTCTCCAAAGCCTGATTCAATACGTGGGCCATCTCAAGGTATACATCTTTGTTACCGTCTTTCGGAAATGCCGTACCCATTGTCTCCATAGCAACACCAGCATATTTAGGTGAGGTTAGTAGATCGTATACATGATCAAAGAACATAGATGCATCCATACCATACGAGTTCTGCATCAACGGTTTCTTAAACATCTCTGAGTTGAATCCACCAAGCTTCTTAGCTGCAGATATGAATGCTTTGACAGCATCCAACCTACGAGGATCGTCTTCCAGCAGTGCCTCGATATGCTCACCAAACACAGCCGCTGATAGGCCACGCATATCCTCCTGGTCCGGTGCAACAGTACCTAACCGGAGTACATTGTTTCCGTTACCGAAGAATATGCCTTGGAAGAAGATACCATTCTGGTTACCGTCATCGAAACTCAGGTAGCTAAGGGTAATGTCAGATGCCTTTGAAGCAGGATTCTTGAACGATGTCTCCAATCTAAACATATCATCCCACAGGTTTTTATTACCAAGAGCTTCACCACGCGGTATACCATACAGAAGTCCTTTGATACGGTCGGTTGCCCCATCAGGGTTATCCAACCACTCATTGAACTCTTTGCCAATCGCTGCCATCTCTGCTGCAATCTCCGGTGTATATCTGTTGATAATATCAATCTCTGACATTTTCACGATGTTAACACCAGCACCTGGATTAATAGCTGTATAGTAGTTTACCGTAGCATTCAACATCAGTGCAATACCAGAACGGATACGCAGGTCTGAAGCCATGAATGCATCATGCCTTGCTTGACCTTTCTTTGAGAACAACTGTTTAGCTGCTCGTTTGATATGGGCAATACCATCATTGTCAAACAAGTATGATGCCTTCACAACGTCCTGTTGGGCAACATTACGCATCTCACGTACGCCGTATTTGGAAGACAGTGCATCAGCACCTTTGGTCATCTCAAAGTAACGATGGTTAGCTGTGGAATGAGCGTGTGTAATCCTGAATACTTTATTGATAGTTTTAGCTGTCTCAATATCGTACTTCAGTGATTCCAGTTTATTCTGGATCTCCTCCGAAGCATGCTCGTTCTTTGCTTTCTCCCATTTATCTACCTGTGCCTTGTCGCTAGCATCAAAGTCAGAAGGTGGTTTCAGCCTGTTACGTAGCTCCATATATGTTGCCTCATCGACATGGGCCTCAAATGCAAAACCACTCTCCGAGAACTTAGGCATACCTGTATTCTCATCAAGAACAATCTTCTTTAGGAGGTCGTCAAGCTGCTTCTCTTTGAACAGAACATCTTTTGGATTGTAAACGAACTCCATCTGCCCAAGAATGTGTTTTACCTGTTCAGCTGTTGATCCACCTTTATTGAGTGATCCTTTGGTGGTTTGAGATCCAGGATTTGTATAGGCTGCTCCTGCCACGTTAGTAGTGTAGGATACACCCGGTCGGTTACTAGCCCCGAATAGTGCCTCCTTGAGATACTCAATCTTGTTAGCCTCAGCTTTTAACCTTGGATGGGCACGAAAGATATTATTACCATTCTCATCCCGAGATGGGATATAGTTACCTTCAGAAGCTTCACCATACAAATGGATAGCGGCTAGATGACGTACATCATCCATAGACATATTCAATCCGGCTCTATCCATAGCTACTTTAGCAGCTGCAGCAATACTGTTAGTTAGGTTAACAGCTGGACGGGCATCTTCCATATCTCGTCCTGTAGGTTCAAACTTTACTGCCTCATCCTTGAGTGGCCTGAAGCTATTAAGTTGTTGTGCGGCTACCAAACCAGACAGGCCCATAATAGTACCCACAGCTTGCATACTGTCAGGATCATTCAGCCCATTCTTATCGAGAATAACCAAACCAGCGGGAAGACCTTCTAGTCCCGGTTCCACAGATCGTAGACCATTAACAATATGGTTAACAGCTCGTGTTCCCTCACTGGAGATGGTGTTACCCATTGTGTCTGCCCAAGCAGTCAACTCATCCTTGTTCTTGGAATCAGCAGCACCATCCAACTTACTGGCAATCTCGTTAACTGCTGCTCCGGCCATACGTGATTCCATGATAGCCTTAGCCTGACCACGAGGAGATAGTTCTGGATTGAACAGGGCTGAAGCATCAGTAAGGGTGCTGCGTTGACGAGCATGTTCAGCTGCTTTGTCCTCTAATGTTTCCGGTATCTGATTGTAATCACCAGTTTCTGGATTGAAATCACCAGTCCTGAACATGTTTGTTGTTGCCAAAGAACTTTGGGATGTCCTTGCTAAATCCATATTAGTAGACTGTGGGGTAAGAGCCGGATTACCAGCCATACCCAAATAACCATCTTGTGGGAATGGTTCTACTGGTGTCTCCATTGGAGCTACCACAGACCTCGCTTCTGCTGCTGCTGCACCACCGGGAGTACCATCAGACAATGGTGATGCGTTATATGCCTCCTGTTGCATCCTGATACGATCAGCCATTGATAGCTGTCGTAGTACCGGATCACCCATAGATGCAGCTGCACGGATGGCATCTTGCTGTTGCTTGATAGCCTCAATATCCGTTGTTGCCATTGATAGCGGTGCTGCTGTATTACTTCTGACATTGAATCCTGCCATTTTATATTCCTTTATTTAAACAGTTCAGCTGCTTTATTAGCTGATATCGGGAAACTACCTACTACTGGTGCTGCTCTTACTAAGTTCTTAACACCTTCCGGCGTATTACCGTTAGCTACATCATAAACACCAGTACCAACTTTCTTAGCCCATGACAACTGTGGTGACATCTCAACAGCTTTGTTAGCCGCCCACCCTACCGGGTTCTTGGATGCATCCGGCCCTCTGGATGGATACAACGGGGTTATAGCATCTAACACCTTCTCATACTGTCCAATCAGACCTGACGAGTTCAAAGTACGTTGTGCCTTCTTACGTTTATCTTTGATATAGGGATTATCACCACCATAAGACAACTCGTCTTTCAGCATGTTAGCTAGCGAGGCGAATAGCAGAGCCATAGCCATAGTCCTAAATGCTTCATATCTCATCCCAACATTACCCTCTAACATATATGTTTTGTATAACCGGGGTAGGATAGTAGCATGGGCTGTCGCCATAAACCTACCCATAGCAGTAACAATACGCAGACGAGGGTCGTTGTAGTATTTAGGCATGTTGTGTGATTGTGGATTAACCACTCTGCTGTCGACCAGGTTGCCTAACGTTGTCATAAGCATGTTCTGGAAGTCAACATCCGAGGATGAAGATTTGGGATCCATCGCATTCATTACAACACCACGTATCTGTTTATCATCAAAAGCATTTAGGTACTCAATCACGCTCCTAACATCCATACCATATGACTGGAGTTCCATCAAAGATTGGGCTTGTTCATTAGTCATATGACGACCTGTCAGGATAGCCTCATTAAACAATTCTTTCGGGATCATCCTCAGAGATGCTATCTTGGCCAGAACAATATCACTTGCCACACTCAACACAGCTATACGTGTTGAATCTGTCTGAGCACGTAGACCAATAACTGACGCAAACACCTGCATGGCATTACGCGGATTATTAGCACTGTACTCAAACTTACTTTGTGTATTGAATCCAGTTTCATTGTATCCGAGACGTTCAAACAACGATCTCGCTAATACCTTCTCGTGTAGCTTTTCAATCTCCTTCTGTATAGCCTCTGCTCTCTCGACCGATACATTACCTGTACCTAACTCTTTTTCAAGGGTATCAATACGAGCATAATCAGCCTCATGATTAGGAACTCTACGAGCTTTTAATGAGGAAATACCTGTCCATGCCAAACTAGCTGAATTCATTTTATTGATATCTGACCTATACTCCTTAAAAAATTCCTTTACATATGTACCCAACTGTTTGGAGATAGCTTCTGCTGGTGTACCCAACATAGACATAGCTACTTCTGTTTGGGAAGATATAGCTGCTTTAGCTAGCGAGGCCATCATCGTTAACGTTGTTCCCCACATCAATACACTCTTAAGTTTAGGATACTTATCAAGGGTATGATACGTACCAGTCTCAATCTCATACCAGTCCTGCACATTCTTAACTGCATCTTTGTATGCATCGATATCATCACCAAACTCACCTGCTTCCCATGCCTTCTTCAACAAGTGTGCTAAGTTGCTACCTTTCTCACCGAGATATACCTTGTGGGATATAGCTGAAGATACACGATCTTTAAGGTTCTCCATTGAGTCGAACATGTTAGTCTCGAATAGGTGTGACAGTCGTGGATCTGAGAATACACCTTTAGATGCTAAATAATCTCTTGATCGTTGAGCTACTTGTTTATTAGAAGCCAACAGACCTTCAAAAGCCTTGTTAGCTCTGAATAGTGTTTCCCCTTGAGCTAAAAGTATATCTATTACATCTTGTTTACTTTTACGCATAGCAACAGGATCTATGGCAGATGACTCAAATAGAGCATTAGCATTAGTTAGCTCATCAACAGTAACACCAGCTTTAGCTGCCATCACCTTCATATCATTGATAATAGCGTCTTGGTTATCCTTCCAATCCTGCAACACACGATTGGTTGGTGTATCAGGTAGACGACCCCCTGCTTCCCATACGTTATGGTATGCATCCCTGATAAGCTTGTTAACAGTAGCACGATCTGTTTTCAATGCATTAGCTAAATTATCCTGCTGATTACCACCCCACTTACCCATGGTACGTTGCTTATCACCTAACATATGGTCCCCTGGAAGTAGACCATAACCACCGATAATAGCTTTTATTAAAGCCATATTCTCACGGAAATTACCAGAGTCATCAATGATAGATGGTGCTATTGTATGACCTAGCTGACGAAGTAATCTACCCGGATCTGTTAAAATAGCTTTTACACCATTCCATACTCCTTTATGGGAAGCCATAGACATTAAATCTTCTGGGGCACCTGCCTTAGCTATATCATTAGATGTCTTCTCTGCACCATGACGAATGCTCTGAATAGCATCTGCACCTTTACTCATATTATGAGCTTGATACATCTGTGTTTCACGGAGACCCTGTGTGTACTCCTCGTAGGAGTTAGCTAACGAATGCCACTGAGCTGCATCATGAGCCTGTGATGCACCATGCATAACAGAACCCATAGAACCACCACCTACCGCAGCATTAAGCATCTGATTCGAGAACTCACGATCGTAGATTGCATCGTTGTTCCACATACCTTTTTCAGCTACCATCTGTGCATATTGTTGTAGCGTCTCTGTTCCTGCCTCGGTACCCCCAGCGATAGCTAGGGATCCCAAACCACGAGCAAATGCCTCATTAGTCATGAACTGCTGTTTAGCAAACTCAGCACCAGATTTAGCAAAAGAAGTCAATTCAGCTTTGGTAGCATCTGCAAACATCTTTTCTGCTACCGCTTCCGGTACGTTCTTCTTCTTGACAATAGCGTCTATGATCTCTTTTCGACCAACAACAGATAGTGGGTTACTCTTAAATAACATAGCATCCATACCCAGCTTCTCTAAGGCAGCAGAAGGGACCCCCATAGCGATAGCTAATAATGGATTCTTCTTATCGTCAGGTTGGTTAGCATAGTACTGACCTGTGTAAATAACAGAACCGGGTAGGGATCCCATAGCGAATCCAGCTACCGGACCCATACCACCAGTAGCAGCAGAAGCGGCAATAGTAGCTGCCATTGTAGGGAGTGATCCAGCAAATAGATTACCCAAGTACTGGGTGGTGTCAGATATGGTATTCCATACAGTATCCGTCCTGATATCCTGGAAGTCAGCCAAGTACGAGGGTTTTAACCCTTGTTCCAATTTGTTTTGACGTACACCAGCTGCTGCTCGTTTGGCTAACCAGTCCCAACCAGCCGCTTCACCTGACATCTGCAGAATGCCACCTACCCCTGTAGCAATATCAGCTAGGTTACCCATGAAGGCGGTAGTCATTTGGTCTTTAGCTCTGTTATCTAGATACCTGTCAGATTGTCTATTGAGAACACCACCAGCAAAATCAGGAGTTGTTGAAGCAATCCATATCTGTTGTTTGGCTTCATCTCTTTGTTTTGACAGTGAATCCCTTAGATCTGGTCGAAGAGTGATATCTTTAAGAATACCATCCAATCGTTCCACCTCCTTGACAGCCTCCGCAGCAGCTCCCACCCCAACCATTCTCTTGGCACCAGCATAATCTGACTCGGATGTCATCAACATCTTCGGTATAGCTTCTACTGGTTTGTTAAAATTTTTAATAGCTTGTTGTACTAATGGATCCTGCGATTCATTACCGAATAGACCAACAGCCGCCCTCATACTAACCATCTTATTAAGAGATTGCATTGGGGTGCGTGATGTGATTGGTGCTGCACCAATCTGTATCATTGTATCACTAAGGTTATTGTCAGGTGTCCTATTCGGATTAACAATGTTAGCTATCTTACGACCGTACTTATCTGTCTCCCCAGTTGGTTGTACATCAGTGTAGCCCATTGCTCTCTGTACTAAAGCTTCTTGTTGGGCTGTGTTATCTCCCATCCTCTCTCCGGGTACAAAGATACCACCCTTGATATGAGCTGTTTCTGGCGCATTGAATCCACCACCCAACCGATAGGGTTGTTTGTCTAGAACAACTGTATCAGGGTCAGCATAGTGTTGATCCTTTACAGGAGCACCTTTCAGTGTTAACGGTACTGTCTCCACCTCTGGAATATCACCGGGTTTAATCCTGGCGATCATGTCTTCAAATGCACCCATAAATTCTCCTATGTTTATTTATCTGGCATACCACGCAACACCCACTGCATCATGGGTGAATAACCCGGAGTACGTCCTTCGGAACCATCTGTAAACCTCTTTTGGATAGCCTTATTACTGTTCCATTTGTTTTCAACATCTCTAGCCGCCGCATCAATAGATACCTTACCTGCGTTAGCCATAGCTTGTATACGATTACCATAATCAGTAAGAGCAGCAATAGATGGTACCTTGTAGCCCTTATCACTACTCAATCTGGCGTCATACAGGTGTTGGTTAGAACCAGAAGCATTCATGACAGCTAATCCAAATACTGCTTTGTCCATACCACCTGGATTATCCAAGTACTGATTGATGTCCTTCTCTTGCTCCAGCTGTTGAACCAGCACCTTGGTCATATCCCTAGCCTTAGAGGGGTCAACACCTTTCATTCGTTCGAAGGCATTCATAATGGAATGTGACATTGTTTTAGCTATCTCTTGTGGTCGACTGCCAACATCCTTAGCATTACCACCAGACTCCTTAATAGCTTGTCTACGCCCCAGCTGTAACAAACCGTCCTCTACCTCTTTACGGATAGGTGGCACACGTTTCTCGCGATTATCATAGCTCTCGAATGAGATACCATCAGTGATTGGTGTCCACCCCTGCTTGTCATCATGCCTGAAGTATTTAGAACCAGATTTCGGATCAACATACATATAGCCAGAACGCGAATCATTACCAATTTTTACATATCCACCAACCTCATCAGATGATTTGGCGCGGGGACCAGCCTTGGATTTACCCATCTGCAACATTTCCATAGCTTTGCCGTTTACCCTAACTAGATCGGCATAGGTTTTAACTGGTTGTTCGGATCTCCATTCAGCAACCTTCTGAACAACATCCGCTGGTACATCATTGTCCTCAAGCATTTTATAGTATGCTGTTTCGCGAGAATTAGCAAGAGCTTCATCTTTAGTTTGTTGTTGGAATCGTTGGGCCTGATCTGTAGCTTCTTTCTTAGCATCCAAAGCATTCTCAGCCATCTCACGTTTCTCTTTATATACCTCCTGACGAGCAACACGTTTATCCGACTGTTGCAGAGCATCCATACCAGCAAACTTCAGGGATCCCGGCAGAGACGCAGGATGATACTTACCACTACGATCTCGTGATCCACCAAACAACAATGAACCCGCTGCAACAGTGATGAATCGGGAGAGCTCCTTCTTGGAGAAGATACTGTCATCTTTCCCGTATATATCGTCGAGGACACCTTTTAGGAATCCCTCATCACCTTCCTCTACCGCTGCTTGTATCTTCTTCTCGTTAGCACCAGATACATCACCCAACAGATTCATCTTGAATGAGAAGTCAGGGATGTTTGAGCCATCACTTAGACCGGGATTGAAGGTATACCCTTCGATCGGTACAGGTGGTACTACATCTACAGCCGGGGTTTCTACCGGAGCAACGGGAGGTACTTCCACAGGTTGTGGCTGCATATAACGATTGGTGGGGATGCTGGCAATGTACTTGCTTGGACTCATCTTCTTACGTGAATA